AATACCGCGTAATTACTATCGTTAAGTACGATGATTATCAAAAGCCAACAGACAATCTAACAGTCAGCCAACAGACAGCTAACAGACGACTAACAGACAGCCAACAGTATCATAATAATGATAATAAAGTAAATAAGGTGAATAAGGGAATAAATACTTCGTATTCGGCGACCGACCGCGCCTTCACCGATTCTTTCGACCAATTCTGGAAAGAGTATCCAAAGAAGGTTGCGAAGCAGAGCGCCCTGAAGGCGTGGAAGAAGATCAATCCTGATGACGAGCTTTTCAGAAAGATCATGGACGGTCTGAAGAGATGGAAGGACAGCGGGGAATGGGACCGTGATGGCGGGCAGTATATTCCGTACCCGGCATCCTGGCTGAATGGTTCCCGATGGGAAGACGAGATCAGCAAAAAAGTGCCGGTCCAAGAAAAACTGCCAGCAAAACTGCCAGCGCAGAACTATGAGCAGCGCGACTATTCCGGAGAACAGGACGCGGCGATGGATCGCCTGATGGCCTGGGCAGAAAGCAGGGGGTGATTGAGTGCCATACAACTATCAGCGGGACAATTTCATGTCCGAGTACAAGCGGAAATGTCCTGTGTGTAAAAAAACATTCTGGGCTTCTGCTGAGTGGGTATACAAGAAAGGCTATGCGAAGAACCAGCGGATTTACTGCTCGTGGGGTTGCATGCGCTCTGAAGAGAAAAGCAAACAGACCGTCGGAGACAAGATCGCCCAGGCGATTGAGGACGGGCTGACAAACGCGGAGATCAGGGAGCTGCTGGGTGTGACTCAAAAACAGATCGATTATTGGAGGACGAGAAAAACATGAACGCAAGACAGGCGGCCAAAGCTGCAGCGCAGCATATTGAAGAGCTGGAACATCAGATCAGGTTGAATATCCGGGACATAAAGCTGTACGTCAAATGTATTCAGGGAATGATAAACCACGGAAGCCCCTGTGACTATTGCGAGGACCACGACGAATGCGAGATTGACGGGAAAAATATCGATACTGGCTGCGATGAATGGATGTTGAAATTGTGGAAACCAGGGGAGGGAGAAAATAATGGGGGAGATCACGATCAGGGCGATCCTGGAAGAAGCGCTGAAACGGGAGGACTTATTGCTGCTGGGCTACAGCCGGAATCCGTCGAGATTGGAACCGGTTCGGGGATTCGAGACACAATTCGACCGGCAGCAGGAGAAATGTCGACTCCTTCGGGAGCTGATACAGAGCCTGAGCGCGGAACCGGTGAAGAAGGCGATTGCTGACTGGCAGCAGGACGTGATTGATGGCAAGGAGACCGGCCTGTTCGCTCCCGGAGGGATGGACCGATGAAAGCGAAGGCTTTTTTCATGCGGGCCAGGTCTGCAGAGAACGACATCAAACGTCTGGAACGGATGATGGAACACTATCGTGCCGTAGGCGGCTCTATTTCGTCCAAATGGGGCGGTATTGGCGGCGGGAAGGGAAATAATCAATCAAAGGTCGAGACGGCTGCTCTGGGTATCATTTCGGCTGAACAGAGCATACTCGACGAGCTGTACAAATACCGCGCCATCGTCGCCGAGGCAGAAAACGTCATCAGCCGGGTTCCGCAATCAAGATTCAGGGAAATTCTCACAATGCACTATCTTGCGGGAATGACCCTGGCAGACGTTTCCCGGGCATTGGGATACCGGCACACAGAAAACTTATACCGCGCTCATGGCTGGGCGCTTGCTGCGGCACAGAAAGAGATCGACAAAATGACACTTTAAGTGAGGAAACAATATGGATAAATCATTGAAATATTACATTGTGCAAAGGTTAAAGGATGGAAAATGGATAAACGATTCAACCCATTTTATCGTACAAGGGTTAACAGGTGCATTGAAATGCTACAGCTATTTGCGAGAGACTTGTCCTTGTGAAAAATACAGGATTGCAAAAGGAAAAACAAAATTACAGATGTGACTTAAAGGCAAAATCAACAGGTACAGCGGCTCATCCGGTTACCGTCTTGAAGAATTGGTCGCACTTGTCAAGCGAATCCCACGGACGGAGTGTTTTTCCGGGCGCTTCAGACCATCTCCGAGGTTGACGATAGTAAACGATTGACAAACGTTGAGATCGGGTTAGCAGGAGAATTTTCAAATGATTTAAAGGCGGCAATAAAAAATCACCCGGGAGACGATCTCCCGGGATTTTGTTTGCCGGTCACTTTTTCATGTCCTTCCGGATCAGCTCTTTTAGGTAGGCTTGCAGTGGTTTGTGCTGTTCTAGGTATTCGATCAATTCGCGGTCAGTGTTCGTGTTCAGCTTCAGGCTGTAGTATTTAGCGGTTTTCGCGTCGTAACGCGCTTTTGCGGCCTTCTTCGCTTCGCTTGTCATGTTTGGTCCCCTCTCTTTCTTTGTTTTTAGTGTATCATGGTTGTCAAGTTATCCCCACATGCCCCATCCGTCACCATGGTTGATAATCGGCTGACCATATTTGTTTTCGCGGCGGCATCTTGTTTGCATGGTGTAGATTCCAGGACGCTTTTCCTGCAGGGCCTTCAGTTTGAGATAGGCCTCTTCGCGGTTCTCTGTCCGATAGCATTCCGCGCCCTTTTTATTGATTCGATACTCGGTGCGGCAATATTCACGACCAAACTTTTCCAACAATGTTATCCCCTCCGTTTCTCCGGTCTGGTGCCGGTTATGAGAGCCGCAGCGCGGCTCCCAGGTACCGGGATCAGAAGATGCATTCTGTGATTCCACGGATTGTAGCGCCTCTGGCCTTCAGTTCTTCGGCCTTCTTCTCTGCTTCTTCTTTAGTCTTGAAGTAGCAGGAATTGTCGACTTCCTTCTGGTATTCGGGCCTTCCGTTTCTTGCCGGGAATGTCCGCATTTCGCGGTAAAGTACCGCATAACCAGGGGTGTGAGGCATAACCAGGTAACTCATGTTTGCTCCCTCTCTTTCTCCAGCATCTGGTGCTGGCTACGAGGTCTCCTGCGGAGGCCCCGTGTGCCAGGATCAGCGGGTTACTTCTTTCCAGCAGTCGCCAAGGCGTCCCATTGCCCGTTTTGCTGATGTCTCGCTTCCGTAGCATTTGCCGTAAACTGGTTTACCGTGAGCGTCTGCCACTTTCAGGGTAACAGAACCGTCTCTGTTGATCCGGATGGATGCTGTGCATCCGTAGAAATCCTTGAAATACTTTTTCATGTTTGCTCCTCCTCTCAGTCAGCGGTCTTCTTCGCAGTTAGGGTCTTCAGCTCTCAGGTTCCGAAGGTATCTCATTGCGGTTTCCATGTTCCAGCTTTTGCTGTAAGTCGAGTCGCTTGTCCAGGTTATTTCTCCGCGGTAAATCGATCTGATGTACCATTTTCTTACGCTGTCCGGCGTGGATTTCTGAACCGTGTATTTTCCGTAACGGTCCATCAGGCTGTAGCTGTTCGCCATCGTCATTCCCTCTCTTTCTGCGGGTTTCCCGCGATCCCCCGAAGGGGATTTCGGCTGGTAACCGTCCAGCTCTCATCAGGCGGGATCAGATTTTGAGCGCTCTCATGATGTGGAGCTTTACTGTGGTCTCTTCTTCCGTCATGATCTGGCCGACGGTTGCAAGATCGAAGCTGCCCCATGAATCATGTTCGCCGGTATCGAGCTGTTTCATCAGCCGGACCGTGATTGCGTTCAGGAAGCTGACTGCCTTCTTTTCGAGTTCCGGGTTATCGATCTGGTACCGGACCGAATCGAAGAAGTTTTGCAGTTCCTGGATGATCCGAAGGTAAGCGCCGTTTTCCCAGCGGGAAAGGTAGGCTTTCTTTCCGAGCTTGGCAGCTCTGTTAAATTCGCTGGTGTAATCTGCCTGGTCACATTCGAGCTTTTCGCCCCAGCTTTCGCTTACGCTCTTCACGTTCATTTCGTAAACCTTCATGAACTTGTCCAGGAAGTCTGTCCCGGTCATGTTCCTGCGGTTCTGCGCGTCGTACATCCAGAAGCGGTCAATCTGGTTTCCAGCGTTCGCTGCGTCTGCGATCCCTGCCACGATTCCGGCAGCTCTGGCCATCCCGGCCTTGTCTACTACGAAGCAACTCATCTTGTCTCCCTCTCTTTCTGGCTGTCTATGGGTGCCACCCTCCTGACGTCACCCATTGTAGCAGGGTGCCACCCAGATGTCAAGCACTTTTTTTCAAATTTCTCAAAATGCCAGCAAACCCTTACACCACAACGCTTCCAGCCACTATCCACACACAAAACACGCAAAAAAATCTCAAAAACTTCAAAAATATTTTTTCAGACCCCTGTGAATGATAGGGATTGACGAGTATAATTGCTATAGTGATATTACTATCCAATCACAAACAAAACACAAACCAACCAGCCCAAAAGCGGTTTTCTTTTTATCCGAAGAGATATCCATCCGATATCCAATTTCAGCCAGAAAGGCGGTAAAAAGGTGAATACGGAATAATAGAAATCACGCTATCAATTCTACTTCCTACCACTTACCACTATCCTATCTACAATTTCAGTATCCACAAGCTGTATGCCATGTCAGAAAAGCACAAACGGGAAGAGAGGCATAAACTTGCGAGAGAATGACGCACCCGCCAGGGGCAGAGGAGGTGTAGCGAATGCCGCGAAAAGCAGCCGAGAACTTAACCGTTGAACAGGACCGATTCGTGAGGATGGAAGCCAATGGCTACACTTCCGCAGAGATCATCCTGGAGCTTTGGGGACTGAAGAAGGAAAACGATCCGAAAGAATTCCACAATGCAGAAGCGAAGCTGTCCAGATGGCGCGACCATCCGAAATACGAGGAAACCTGGAAGGACGAGGTCCGGAAACAGGATTTTAAGGACTACGTCACCGCGAGACAGGTGCTTCGCCGGTCAATGCGACAGGAAAAGGATGGCTGGCTGGCCATGCAATCAGCAGTCAATGCCATGAACAATTCCAGCAAACGGATATACCAGGCAGAAGATTCAGCAGTCACAGTACGGATCGAAGGCCTGCCGGATATCGGTTCTCCGGATGACGAATAACGCAACTATTCGTAAAACACATGTTTAGCGAATAGTTGGAAAAACGCTGGAACCGTTGATTTATAAGGGATTGAAGGCAATCAGCTACTATTCCGGTTTATGGTTTATGCAGTAATCAGCCAATATGAATCGATTATGCATTATTTTATTCACCGGAAATTTACCTGGACAGCTACCGCGCCGACAGCCGGTCCCGGCAGCCAGCCGGAAAAAAATAGTACGGCGGCCAGCCCCGCCGACCGGGGACCGTGACCCCCGGCAGGGGTCCCCCGATCCGAAACCGGGGGGATCGAATCGTGCCAGGGTTCCCGGCGCGGCGCGACCCGTAGCGAAAATAGCCTCAGTGCAGGGATACTTCTTCCCCCTGTGGTTAAAATTTTTTGCCTGTGCGCGGTATTTTTGTGAGCTGACCGTAGAGGTCCGGGTTCACCCACGGCGGGGAAGCCCCGCCAACAGTTTTCCCCCTCGGCCACACAGGGACTACAGTTTCTTCATGATTCCCTCCATGAACACCTCCTTTGATCTTTGAGAGACCGGTTGTTTGCCAGGGCAGCAGGTCGACCTGTGTGGCCATTTTCCTGGCAGAACGGAATGAGTCTTGAATGGCGAGTGTGACGATCAATTACCAGCCCACGCCGAAGCAGGCGATGTTTCACGCGAGCAAGGCGAACGAGATTCTGTACGGCGGTGCTGCGGGCGGGGGAAAGACGAAGGCGCTGATCATGGACGCGCTGTTCCGTTGCCTGAAGAATCCCGGGACAACGGCGGTGATCTTCCGGCGGTCGTATGGCGAGCTGGAGGACACCGACATCAAGGAAGCGCAGTCGAGCTACCCGGAAGCGCTGGCGACGTACAACGCGGGCCGACACGAGTTCAAACTGGTGAACGGTTCAAAGATCTTGTTCCGTCACTGTGAGAACGAGGCCGACCGGTTTAAGTATTCCGGTATCGAGATTCAGTTTCTGTACTTTGACGAGCTGACTTCGTTTGAGCAGACGATATACGATTTCCTGAAGACCCGTCTGAGAGCAAAGAAGTCACTCGGCGTTGTGCCGATTGTGCGCTCGGCGAGCAACCCGGGGAACATCGGCCACGGCTGGGTGAAGAAGATGTTCGTGGACGCGGGACCCTACATGAGCATTCAGGAGCAGCGGATATACTCCGAGGCGCTGCACAAGGAAAAGGTGATCCGGACACAGTACATCCCGTCCTTGGCGATGGAGAATCCCTATATCACCGAGGACTACATCTTTGAGCTGGAGCAGAAACCTGAAGCGCTGAAACAGGCCTTATTGATGGGGTCTTGGTCATCCTTTGAGGGCATGGTCTTCCAGGAATGGGCCGACCGCCCGGAACACTATCAGGACCGGCTGTGGACGCACGTCATCGAGCCGTTCCAGATACCGGACCACTGGCCGAGGTTCTTCGGCTTCGACCACGGCTACAGCAAGCCCGCTTCCTGCGGTTGGTACACGATGGAGCCGGGGACTGGCTGCCTGATCCGTTATCGTGAGTGGTATTTATGCAAACCGCGTCAGGCGAACGTCGGGCTTGAGATGACACCGGTGCAGATCGCGGACGGCATTCTTGAGCGCGAGGCTTACGAGATCGAGAACAACATCCGCATCCTGCGGGTGGCAGACCCGGCGATCTTTGACAAGTCGCGGGGAGACTCAGTGGCAGATCAAATGGCACCGGGCTATCTTGGCCGCCACAAGGGCGTTCTGTTCAACAAGGGCGATCACGCCAGGATGCCGGGGAAGATGCAGGTCCACGAGCGCTTACGCTTCGATGAACACGGCATGCCGAAACTGCAGGTGTTCAATACATGCAAAGAATTCATCAGAACCATACCGACGCTTCCGTACTCGACGAAGAAGCCGGAGGATATTGATTCTGATGCGGAGGATCATTAGCACATCTACGATGAATTGCGGTATGTGTGCATGGATCACCCGGTGGTCCCGAAGAGCAAGCCGCCGAGAGAATACAAGCCGTGGAGTCCGTTTGATGAGTAGCGCGGCGGGCCGCGTGCAAAAATAAATTTTGAAAGGTGGGTAGCGCTCCTGCTTTTTAACGGAGCTGAACCTGCCGCGCTCTCTTGTTTGTGAGGTGAGAGGATGACGGAAAAAGAGAAAGAGCTGGAAGAAGAGGTTTGGGTGGAAGAGCAGCAGTTGTCCGAGGAGGATGACGCGCTGGTCCAGGAAATCTATGACCGGCTTGAAATCTTCCAGCAGATGAACGAACCGTACCACACGGCTGCGCGGAAGTGCCGAGCCATCGTCCACATGGAAGACCCGGATCAGGATGACGAGGAGATCGTTCAGAAGAACGGGAAGCGGACACTCCAGCTCCAGACGCTGAAAAGCACGATCAACAATGTGGTCGCCGACCAGATGCTGTCGATGCCGGAAGCCAAATTGATGCCGGAGACGGCAGAGATGCAGGAAGCCGCCGATGACCTGCAGGACATGGTTCACTATGTGATCTACTGCGCGAACGATTTTGAGAACCTGCACTACCGGCGCTGCGAGGACTATTACGGTCCCGGGACAGCCGTCACGCAGATCGCGTGGGACGAGGACATGAACTACGGCAAGGGCGAGATCGCCATGATTCGCTGGCCGCTGGAAGCGTTCCTGTGGGACCCGACCGCCGACAACATTCAGGACTGCCGCGCCGTGATGAAGGTTTCGTGGCATCCGCTGTCCTGGTACCGCGCCCACTGGCCGGAAGCCGGGAAGTATGTGGGCAGCGAGAAAGGCTATTACAAGAATGTCGGCATGCCGGATGACATGCAGAACATCGAACACAGCAATGACGAGAAGCGAGCGTTGTTGATTGAATACTGGTGGAGAGAATATGACGCCAAAACCCGCCGCTATAAGATCAATGTTGCGTTCGCGGCGGGCAACGCATTGCTCGACAAACAACTGGATGTGTACGATCACGGCCTGTATCCGTTTATCATCGATGTGCATGACAGCATTGAGGGCAGTCTTGCGGGCGAAGGACTCGTACACGAGCTTGCACCGATGATGCGGTACATTAACAGGTACGCGGCTTACGCTGATATGAACGCACGGATGGCATCCAAGGGACGGTTGCTTGCAAGGCGAAATTCAGGGATTGACCGGGATGCGCTGACCAACTGGGAGACGGACGTGATCGAGGGTGATACCATCGGTCCCGATGCGCTCCAATGGCTCCAATCACCGCCGTTTAACAGCACCATCACCAACCTGATGACCATGTTCCAGTCGGACCTTAAGGCTGACAGCGGCGCGAACCAGTTCACCCGGGGCGAGACAACCGGCGGTATTGTATCCGGTAAAGCCATCAACAGTCTGATTCAGGCGGGCGGCAAGGTCGCCAGCATGAGGACGGAGCAGCTCAAGTACGGCTTCAAGAGCATGGTCGAACAGATCATCTGGCTGATGAGCCAGTTCTACGACGATGACCGGGTGATGATGATTACCGGAAGGCGGGGACAGCGAGAGCTGAAGGTGGACACGCAGAAACTGTTCGGCACACGGAAGAAGGGCAAGGTTGCCCCGCCGCCGTACACCGTGCAGATCGAGGTTTCAAGCCGTGACCCGCAGCGGATCGCCAACCAGAACCAGATGTTCATGGAGGCGTACACCATGTCCGCGCAGGCCCAGCAGTTCTTCCCGCTGTCGGCGCTCTTTGAGATTCTGAACGTGGACGGCAAGGATCGCATCCTGCCGGTGATCCGGGCGAACGAAACGTACCAGCAGCAGATGCAGCAGTTGCAGGAACAGGTCCAGCAGATGGGCGAACAGATGCAACAGATGCAGGCCGAGAACCAGAACCTGCGGAAGACTACCACGCAGATGACGAACGCTCTGGCGGCGGTGGGCGCTTCCGGCGGGAACGGATTCATTCCCCAGCAGGGGCAACAGATTCAGGCAGGGCAGGCAGGCGGCGGTCCGAACACCGTGAGCGCGGCAGTAGCCGGGGCGCGGAACATGATGGGCCAGCCGACCGGGGCTGAGCTGCCAACCTAATATGAGCCAAGGCCCCCGCGTTTTCACGGGGGTTTTGCAATACACTTCCGCGCCGCGTTTTCACGGACGGATGAAAGGAGTCCAGAGATGGATTTTGAAGAGACCATGGTCGATGAACAGCTCGACGGCGGTGCAGCGGACGACACGCTGCTGGAGAACGCCATCGAGGAAGAAACGGACGAGTCCGAGAGCCTGGAATCGCTGGCAGACAGTGATGAGGGCGAACCTGCTGAAGAGGAACCCAAGGACGGCAAGCAGAGCGCAAGCGAGCCGGGGTGGATCAAGAAGCGGGTGGAGAAGGCGGTTGCCAAGGCGCTGGCTGAACAGCAACGGCAGTTCGACGCGCAGATGGCACCGATCCGGGAGAAGATGCTGACCGACGAAGCGAAGGAGCTTGTGCGTCAGGGCGAGTTCAAAAGCCTTGAACGCGCCAAGGAATACCTGCAGCTCAAACAGGGCTTGCCGGTAACGCCTGCCGAGACTGAACAGTCTCAGCCCCGCAGCGAGAACGGACGGTTCTCTTCCAAGGAAGATCCCGCCACTACGGCGAGGATCAGCATGCTGACGCATCAGGCCGACAGGATCAAGGAATCCGGCGGACCGGACGTGATCAGCGAGTTTCGGAACAATCCGAAGATCAAGCAGAAAGTAATCAACGGGGAGATGGACTTCTACGATGTCGCGGAAGAAATGAAATCCGCGAAACGGAGGCCGCCGTCCCCTACGCGCTCCCCCAACGGAGCCAGCGGACAGAACAAACCGAACGCCATCGAGTCCATGACCGATGAGCAGTTTGCCCGGATGGAACAACGAATCAGGGAGGGAGCGCGCTACAAACTAAGTTAAAGGAGCGTGTGACCTATGGGTGTGAACTATTCCTATTCTTCCGGCATTGCACCGACTCTGCTGGAATCCTATCTGCAGCGCAAGGCGCTGGAAAATGTTGAACCGAACCTGGGATACCTGACCGACGCGCAGATGATCGACCAGCCCGTGAACAGCGGCAGCAAGCATGTGAAATTCTTCCGCTATACCGAACTGGCCGCGATTACCGCGCCTCTGGCTGAAGGCGTGACCCCTACCGCCCAGGCGCTGACCGAGACCGCGTTCACCGTCATGACGAAACAGTACGGCGGGTGGATGGACTACACCGACGAAATCGACCTGTGGCACATTGACAAGAAAACCCAGGCGATGAGCGAACGCCTGAACCGGCAGGCCGCCCTGTCCATTGACACGGTTGGCCGCGACGCGATCTGCGCGGGTCTGAACGTCATGTTCCCCGGCGCTGTGAGCGCCCGGGGCAGCATCGGAAGCTCTGACAAGATCAGCTACGCCATGATCAAGAAGGCGGTACGGAACCTGAAGAACAAGGGCGCCCAGCCCTTCGCCGACGGTTTCTTCCACGCGAAGATTGACCATGACACATATTTCGACATTTCCGGAGACAGCCACTGGATCAATGTGGCCCAGTACCAGAATGATACCCGGGTGCAGAAATATGAACTCGGCACCATCTACAACGTCAAGTTCTTTGAGGTTGACAACGGCAAGGTGTTCACCACGCAGAGCTATCTGTACGGCACCACTTCCAGCCTGACCGCCTACGCGAACTATGACGCGACCAATATGATGATGACCGTGACGGCGACCATGAGCGAGGACGAGGCCCGCGAGCTGACCGGCAAGCTGGTGTATGTCAACTACAGCAGCACCAACAACACGCTGATGTGCATTGAGCGCGTCTATCCGAGCGGCACCGCGAACCAGACCAAGATCAAGTTCCGGTGGCAGCCCGCGTCCTCCGTGACCGACAACTGGACCACGGGCAACAGCCTGTGCATCAAGCCGACCGGCGGCGGCAACAGCGTGGACGTGCATGCGTCCATCATCTACGGCCAGAACGCCTTCGGCTGCGTGAAGCTGGGCGGCAAGGGCAAGCCCAACATTCAGATCATTGTGAAGCCGCTCGGCAGCGAAGGCTCCACTGACCCGCTGAATCAGCGCGGTTCCATCGCGTGGAAGGTTCCCTTCTTTGCGGCGGCGGTCCTGCAGGACGATTTCATTGTCCGGCTGGAGCATGCGGTTTCCGCGTAATCACCCAACCTACCGGGGGCTATCCATTGACGGATAGTCCCCTTCTTTTTTAAGGAGGAAACGACAATGGCAGCAGACCCGACAAGAGAAGAAACCGTGACCGCGAACCTGGAGGCGGTGGTCACGAAGTACGGCGAAGACGCTTATGAGCTGATCAAGATTCAGCTTCTGAAAGACATCGACATTTCCCTGGCAAAGCAGATTGACAGCGCTGCAAAATAAGCGCAGAAAGGAACCATTATGGCGACCGCTAAGAAAGAAAACGATATGATCAATGACTCCATTACCTTTGTAGCCGAGGAGAAAAAGGAAAGCTATCACGGACCGATGGTACCCGTGTTCCTGCCGAGGCTGGAAGATGACGGCAGCGGCATGAAGGTGGACCAGTACGAACACGTCACCATTGCGAACGAGCAGGAAATCCACACATGGCATGTGAAGCGCGGGGTGCATGTGGACGTGCCGGTGCCGGTGTTTGTGATCCTGAAGGACAAGTATCCGGATATTTAAGGAGTGAATAACCATGACGCTGGGCGAGATGAAAAACGAGGTCATGTTCCAGACGAACAATGACGCGGAGGACGTGGGCGATTTCATGCCCGCGCTGACGGACTATGTGAACGACGGCTATGACCGGCTGGTGTTCGTCTACGCACACAAGCATGTGGCGACAGGCAGCACCGAGTTCCCGCCGCTGTCGGCAGACACAGACGTTCCGGCGGTCCCCGGATGGACGCATCGCTATCTCGCCGACTGGGCGACATGGCTGGTGTACCGGAACGGGAACCCGCAGAAGCAGAGCCGGGGCATGGCGTACCGGGAACACTTCCTGTGGATGCTGGGGCAGATCGCCGACCAGGGCGGGATTGACGGACTGGACGAGGACGGGAACCCGAAGAAGTACAAAAACTTCATCAACATCCCCAAGTGAGGTGAGCGGACATGGCGTTTTATTCAATGCATGCCTATGACACCGATGTCTGGCTGACCGGGTTCGCGGGACTGAACCAGTACGGCGACAGCCTCGGCGGGGATATCCGGTACGCGATGGAAGAGAAGAACGTGGAAACCCCGGCGGGCGTACTGCAGCCGATGGCGGCTCCGACCGTGATGCAGCAGAGCTTCGACCATCCGATTGAGACGCTGGCCCATCTGTACCGCAGGTGGTACAGCGGCGAAGCGGACAAGGACGTGCTGTTCGCGGCGACCGACGGGAAGATTTACTATATGGTGGTGGGCAGCGGCGAGTGGACACAGCTCGACTACCCGACGGGCGTGACGGCCTACGGATGCAACGTGTGGAGCTGGGCGGCATACGAGATCAACCCGGAAGGCTCGGAAGCCTCCGTTGACGTGCTGCTGATGAGCAATGCCGAGGACGGGATGATCATGGTGCGGGGCGACACGTTCGCCGTGACCGCCATTGAGACACCAAAGAAGTTCGGCGTGATTGAGCGATACGCGGAGCGCATATGGGGCGGGGCGATCCCGGACGATCCGGACATGCTGTGCTACTCGCGCCCCTACGACCCGACCGACTGGACGGCGGCGGGACCGGACGAGGAACCGGAGGACGGCGCGGGGGACATTAACCAGCCGAGCTGGGACGGGGACTCGTTCACCGCCTTGCGGCAGTTCGGACAGCAACTGATCGCCTTCAAGCAGCACAGGGTGTGGAGGATTCTCGGTACAGACCCGGGAGAGTACACATTCAAGGAACAGTACGGCGGCGGCACCCCGTTCCCGGGGACGGTTGCCGTGGACACCGAGCGCATCCTCATGGCTGACAAGGACGGCTTGTGCATGTACGACGGACTGAGCGTGAGTCCCATTCAGCGGGAAGTGATCGAGGACCTGTGGCGAACGGTGAACCAAAGCGCCGTTGGCCAAATGTGCGGGGCGCTTTTCAAGAAACGGTACTATCTCGCCTTCCCGACGGGGAACAGCACCGTGAACAACGCATTGCTGATATACAACATGCAGGACGGCACGATGCTCTACTATGACAATCTGAGCATCGAGAGCTTCCTTGTGGCACAGGAGAAACTGTACGCAACGAGCAGTTCGCTGCCCGGGAAGGTACTGGAGATCAACTGGGACAGTTGGGAGACCGGCACCGCGAGCGGCGCGGCGACGAGATGGGTCAGCCCGTGGATCGACTTCGGGTACAAGAAGATTCAGAAGGGCGGGTTTGAACTGTACTTCACGCCGGAAGTGAAGACAACCGCTGTGACGATCACCTTCAGCATTCAGACGGAGAAAAAGACCAAGAGCAAGACATACACGATCCAGCCGCTGACGAGCGCGGAGATCGCCGCCGGGAAAAGCCACAAACAGAAACGGCTCCACTTCGGCGGGATGGGCAGACGGTTCCGGCTGATTATTGAAACCGCAGCCAACGTGACCGCGCCGTGGCGGCTGATCGGTGGGGTACAGATGATCGTGGAGACGGACGCGGACTGAGGTGATTAGATGAGCAGCGACTACTCGACGATCCAGCAATACCAGCCGCTGCGGGTTCCGCAGGGATGGGAGCGGCAGGAGAAAGCGCTGATCGTCCAGCTTGAGGAAATCTTAGACGACATCTACCGGCGGTTCGGGCGGCTGCGGCTGCAGGACATGAACAAGGAGTTCCGGAGTTCGTTCGCAGACCTTGAGGGGAATGTGGTGGAGATCACCACGGACGTGAGCGGGCTGAAGACCCGGATGTCCACGGCAGAGGGGAACATCAGCGAGCTGACGCTGACGGCGAGCGGACTGAGCACCCGGATGTCTACCGCCGAGGGAAACATATCCGACCTGTCGCTGACGGCAAGCGGACTGACCACACGGATGGAGACCGCCGAGGGCGACATCAGCTCGCTGGAGCTGACGGCAAGCGGGCTGACTACCCGGGTGGAGAACGCGGAAGGCACCGTCGCACAGGTGGTCATCTCGACCAACGCGATGAGCAGCAAGATCGGGAACTGGACGAGCCAGAGCAGCATGACAGAGGCCATTGCCGGTCTTGACAGCCGGATATCCTCACTGGGCTACGGCACCGTCTACATGCAGCCGGAAGAGCCGAGCCACGCGGAACTGGTGGCAGGCGACATCTGGATTCAGACGCAGAGTTCCGGCACATGGTCCGAGGTGTACAGCGACTACGCCACATGGCAGACAATCTATAACGATGTCAGCACATGGCAGACGCTGGGCGGCGTGAGCATCATGTGGGTGTGGGACGGACGGAAGTGGCAGAAACAGCTCGACAGCCTTGAGGGCGACACGCTGGAGACGGAGATACAGCAGAACGCCACGAACATCCAGTTGCTGGCGAACCGGGCGACGGCGGCAGAGGGCGACATTCAGCTACTGAGCGCGTCCCTTGACGTGGCGAACGACGCCATCTCCGCAGAAGTGACGCGGGCAACGCTGGCTGAGAACGGCAAGTATACGATCCGCAGCGGCATCGACATCAAAGCGGAAGGCATCGACATCAGCGGCAGCCAGTACGTCAAGATCGCATCTGGCGGCGTGTTCCAGGTGACAACCGGAAACTTCGGGATCAATTCCGGGGCATCAGACTATGTGATTTGGTCCGGGGCTTCCACGGCGGCGAACAGTTCCTTCTGGGTGAAGAAGGACGGTACGATCAAGGCGACGGCAGGCACCATCGGCGGGTTCACGCTGGGCGCGAACAGCATGACGAGCGGGAGCGGTTCCGCTTATATCGGGCTGAACACCAGCACGAGCGAGACCTACGCGATCTGGGCGGGGAACGCAACGGCGGGCAGCGCCCCGTTCTCCGTGAAGAAGAGCGGCGAAATGAAAGCCACGAGCGGGAGCATCGGCGGGTGGACGCTGGCGGCGAACAGCATGGCGAGCGGTTCGGGTTCGACCTACATGAACCTGAACAGCAACAGCGGGAATACCTACGCCATATGGGCGGGGAACGAGACAAGCTCCAGCGCTCCGTTCCGGGTGAAGCGGGACGGCACCCTTTATGTGACGAGCCTTGTCTATGTGAACGAGAGCGGCGTTGAAAGCACCGTGAACCTGCGGACGGCAGGACTCTGGAAACTGAGTTACAACGTCATCAAGACATACACCGTCAGCGGCGGGTACTGTACAGCCATGACGTTGTCAAACGGTACCACTGTAAATTTTAAACAGGCTGCAGACGCAAGAGCCGAAGGATGGGCGGCTGCAGCGAATGCCGTGACGGCGGTTACATTCAATACTGTTAACCACAAGGTGTGGCTGTATGTTCCGACAACGACATATAACCAGACTGCCATGGTGGACGATGACGGCGTTGCGTATGCCGCAGGCGTTGACAGTGTTACGGTGTCCAGCACCGGATCGTGGTCGAGCGGGTGGAGAACGATTACACTGAGCAACGGCAAGACGCAGAGCATCCAGATGCCCGGAACAAGTGAGGCCTCATGGAACAGGAGTCCATACGGAACAAGCGGGCGGTACATATACTCTTGCACAGTCGGCGGTAGGACATACACGCATACCTATTAAGAAAGGAAACGACTATGATTAAAACGAACCACGGCAAAGCCTACGCGGCGTTCATTGCGCTGAATGGAATCCGGAACAGCGTGAAAGGACTGGATGCGCTGCATGTGTTCCATATGAAGAACAAGCTGAAAGAGAGCGCGGAGTTTCTCGGCGAGGAAGAGATGCGGCTGGTGCAGGAGTGCGGCGGGACGGTGGGCGAGAACGGAACGCTGACGATCCCGGACGCGGGGAAGCGGGCGAAGTATATTGCTGAAAGGAAGAAACTGGACGAGCTGGAGTGCGAGATTGACGCGGAACCGGTTGTCATCCGGATTGACCGGTGCCCGGACGTGACCGGAGAGCAGATCGAAATGCTCGCCGGGTTTGTTGAATTTGCGGAGGTAGAGAACAATGGCGACAAGTAAGACCTTGACACCGACCAATGTGACGATTCAGATTCCGGAGTTTACGGATCAGCCGGACCAGCGGGTGAACAGCAACTGCATCGACAAGGAAGCGGATGCGATCAATTCGTTAAATACGGCTATTGGGAACTTGACAAACGCACAATCTGTTAATGATACAAATACAGCAATATCAACTGGTTTATACAAGACGAACTCATCAGCATCAAATACGCCATATAGCGGATATTGGGCTATTTTAGTGAATGCATACGGGCAGTCTGATACATCGCAAATTGCGGTAAATATAAACACAAGCGATATATATGTCCGCACGTACCATGACGGCACAACATGGACAAGTTGGAATCAGTTTGCCATTGGTGGTGAAGAAACATTAAACTCCATCGGTTTTACCAATTTTACGGCAACCACCAGTGATATTAAATGCTATAAATACGGGAATGTTTATACAATCGCAGTTAAGTTCACAGTAGACACATCAACATCAAGTAACGCACGGATCAACGCGGAAACACTCCCGAATGGTGGGAAAACATTCAAAGTCGCACATGGACAATGGTATGACAACACAAACGACGAAAGCGGCTATGTGACAGGATACTATGGGGCAGGCATCAGGCTTGCAAGGGCAGGAAGCAACACAAATTTCAGCTCCCGTGTGAACCATAATATATCGTTAATCATGACATACATTGTCGCATAAGGAAAATATTGGGACTTAGTCCTTATCGTCCGTCTGATCGTATGGGCATTTCTCTGCTCTGCATTGATATTCAAACATATGCGAACAATTCTCGCATTTTTCTGGAAATTTAATATTGATTGCTCTTTCGTCTGTTATCAATAAACCATTCTGCATTGTTATCACCTCAAGGTTATTATACCACGGTTTTCCTTTATGAACATTATGAAATCTGAACAAGCGTCAAAGAAAAAGATAGTAAAGAAAGGAATAAAGAAATAATGCGTTTCGGCGAAGTCGCGAAAAGAAAACTGCCACAGACAGAAGCAGAAAAAGCCATAGCTGTAAAGGATATGGTGAACGAACTCCTTGAACGGCATACACCGGCATTCGATACGACAACTTTTGTCATCCACGAAACAGACGAGTATCTCACTGTTGGGATGAAATGGGTTGAAGGCGAATAAGGAAAATACAGGTGAAATTATGAGCATTTTAGGATGGATTGCGATTGGAATTATCGCATTCAATGTGTTGTTCTTTACTCCGCTGATTATAAGACACATTTGGGAGGAAAGGCATGAAAAGCGCAGCAGAAGTTGACGAGCTGATCGTCCGGCTGAAAGCGCAGGTCGCCGAAGGCACGATCACGCTGAGCGAGGCGGTGTTCCAGACCGGGAAGGCATGCGTCGGGTGGCCGTACACATTCGGAGCGGAAGGACGGAAAGTTACAAAGGACGGGATCACCGTCCGTACATTCGACTGCCAGGGATTCACGGAGTGGTGCCTGGAGCAGTTCGGGATCGACATCCACGCCGCAGGATGCACGTCACAATGGAATAACGACGCGCTGTGGCGGGCGAAGGGTGAAATCGGCAGCATACCGGAAGACATTCTGGTGTGCCTTTTTTACAGGAGCGAGGAAAACCCGCAGAAAATGGCTCACACAGGGTTTGGCTACAAAGGGCAGACCGTTGAATGCTCGTCAGGAGTGCAGTATTTCAGCAAACGGAAATCAAAATGGAAATACTGGGCCGTGCCAGTTGGGATAGGTGGTGATATTCCGGTGCCAGACAAGAAACCGACACTTAGAAGGGGCGACAAGGGCGTTTATGTGACATTGCTCCAGACGCAGTTAATCAACAGAGGATATGACCTCGGAAAGTGGGGAGCGGACGGGAGCTACGGCGCGGCGACAGAGGCGGCGGTCCGGGCGTTCCAGCGCGATGCCGGACTGACCGAGGATGGCATATGCGGTCCGAAGACGTGGGCGGCGATTGATGACACAACCGCCCGCCTGTTCACCGTGACAATCCCGCATCTGGCGGAACCCGTTGCCGACAAACTGTGCGGCGAGTATGCCGGGGCGACAAAAACTGAAGAGGGGGTGAGCAGATGATCAACTGGAAGGTGCGTATCCGGAACAAGCAGTTCTGGCTGAGCGCGATCCCGGCGCTGGCTCTGGTGATTCAGGCGGTGGCTTCCATCTTCGGATGGACGCTGAACCTGAGTGAGCTGACCGGGAAAATCCTGGCGGCGGTGAACGCGGTGTTCGCGCTGCTGGCGATTCTCGGCGTTGTGGTTGACCCGACCACGGCGGGCATCGGCGACAGCCAGCGGGCAATGAAGTACGAAGAACCATGGAAGGATGAAATCACAGAGGAGGAATGACCATGAACTACAAGGGAGCTTATTCGGGAAGCACGAGTTATTCGGTTGGTGACGTGGTTGTCTACACAGACGGTGTTGCCTACAAGATGTTCAAGTCGGCGGCATCCGGTACGACACCGCACAATACAATGGCATGGGTCCGGCTGGGGCAGCCGCTGCAGGAGATGGTGACCATGATGCACACGATGATCACCACGATGAATACCACGATCAGCACACAGGGAACAACCGCGAGCAACATCAGCAAAATGGTCGCTCCGGCTTATTCCAAGAAGACCTACGCGGAACACGAACTGGTGACCAAGGACGGCAAACTGTACTACGCAAAAGAGGCAATCAGTCCGGCTGATACGAGCTGGACGGCAGCCCACTGGCAGGAGACAACCGTAGGCGCTGAGATTACAGCCCTTCAGCCGGAGGAGTGATGAGCAGTGGAATGGATAGCATTTGCCGCTTCGGCGGTTACGGCGTTTTTGTCGTTCCTCGGCGTTTACCTGTCAAACCGTAAACAGACCGCGCTGATGGATTATCGTCTGAAGCAGCTCGAGGACAAAGTCGGAAAGCATAACAATCTCGAGGGTAGGGTAATAGCTATTGAGACGCACATAAACGACATGCACAGGGCGTAGAAAGGGACTGTATGGACAACTGCAAGAACTGCGACGAGAAGGCGGCGTGTGTGCCGTTCTTCGCGCATGAGAACGTTCTGATGCACTACAACCGGGCGAACCGGCGAATGCTGATCGCCCTGGCTGTGGTGTGTGTGACGTTCATTGTTACGATTGTTGTGTTTGTCACGGGATATACCCAGCGGGAGAAGAACTGGCTGGATACATTTCAGAGAGTGGGTGTGACGGATGGAGTACACGAACAGCCAAATGAAGGAACTAATCCGTGAACACATCCATTCAGAAAGAGACAGGCGCGTTCTTTTTGACCGGCTG